TTTAGCATTGGAGGCCCAGCGGGGGAGAATGCAAATAGATTCTCCCCACTAGATATCCCGTCGACGAACTGGGATATGGCCTTCGCTAATTAAATTTGTGACTCCTTAAAACCACGGCACTCGCCGCGGATAAAATCCGGAATCCCAAAGGATAAGGCGAGGCCATGATCACACCAGTCAGGTGTGCACCGTACGGCCACAGTACGGAATATATATGTTTTTGACTGCTAGTACATATATTTAAAACTACTTTTAGTTAGTTAGGGGTGTCAGTCCCCAAAGATCGTCCCTAAGGCGGGACGATCGCAGGTAATGGTGGAGCTTCTTCATAGTATAATCGGGGTAAACCCGTAAAGAAATACACTTGAAAATCTTCTCCGATTGCGGCATGGACATCAAAACTAGTTGCATTGTCCCCTGCAAAACGACTAACCATTGAAAATCCTTCAGATGTCTGATTTCCAGTGGTATAATTCATCTTTTTGCCCGGCGTGAACCTGAGTTGTGAGTAATAAGGGCTCTCAAACTCTATAACAGGGTTCACTCTTGAATGGGCATATGCCAGACCTTTCGGTCCATTTGTATTTGACTCGAGATTTCCAAAAAGAACGTTATTATTAGTAACGACTTCATAAGCTCCTTGATCACGATTAGTCAAATTCCCTATTGTTAAAAGTTCATAAGACCAGTTAGCCTGTTCAGTATAATAGGGTTCGCGCTGTACGTATATATGAGATCCAAGTGAAGACAGTCCTTCCAGTTGTAAAAACACTTTACGTCTCACGGAGCCGCGCCAGCCTTGAAAGGCATTAGCGACCCAGTGAATCATCATAGTATTCACGTATGAATATGGAACATCTCCTGTACTTGTATCTACAGCACCATCAACAGCTCCCCTTAAATGGGGGAACATGTTTCTAGTAGCATATAATTTACGCTCAGCAGCAGTTGCGTCAGCGCCAACTGCGATTCTCTCATGAAGAGAGTATCGCTTAAGTAGTTGACGCAGACTTGTTATAGCCTCTCCTGTAAACACCATATTTAGGAGAGCATTATCTTGCATAGCTGGTCCAACATTGTCCGACTGCTGGTGCACGGGTGCACTAGGCTCAGTCGTATTGGTGGACTCAGGTGTCATTTCTGCTCCAGATTGACGTGCAAACTGAGCAGGCGGTTGAGGTTTAAAGACCATGCTCTGAACATGATCATCTGGGACGAAAACCTCAAAATCATCTCCCATCTTAACAAAAACGTTGACTTGAATATCGTTGTTCACATCTGTATTGGGTACAGTAAGTTCATTCACGATATAGACGCCAACGGTTCCGTTCCCAGATCCTTGATTCAAGAAACGATCGGTGCTAAACATATCAGATTCTGATTCAATTCCAGGTCTGGCGTGATCAAGTAAAGAAATAGCTTGACCATTGCCTATGGTAATTGAAAAATCCTGCTGATCTGCAATATCAACAATCTGCTGGTAATTAACATTGTACTCACCATTTCCATCTCCTACTTCATTCGTAAGGAAATCAGGATCATAAACTACACGTAAACGTCCTTTATGGAATGTAGAGCACACGATTTGAAATCGAAATGTCATAGAACCAGTCCAATACTGAAATGGAAGAGCCGCCATTGCACAAGCGGGCAAATGGTAAGCGGCTTGAGAGCCGGTACCAGTTTGCGCAAATGTACAAGGGTCAATTCTACCATTCCAAAGTAAGGACTCGGGTGGTGTGGTTCTAGCCCAGTCGAAGGTGGTCAAATAAGATTCTCGGGATGCAATACCCTTGATACTCATTGGATCTTCAACACCAAGCCCAGCGATACGAGGATCGATGGTGAGTTCTTGCTTGTCATCTACCGTCAACTTAAGAGCAGTATCTGGCACTGTTGTGACAGCAAGGTGTGAACTTGGTGATGGCCTAAGAGGATCAGGGTTTTTAGTCACTGGTGGGCGACAATAACCCATACTCTTGGCCACATTGGCTACGCCAGTGGCGATTTGAGATGTTGCTAGTGCAAAGGGGCCTATAGTCGGTATTACACCCATAGCATTGGTAATCTTGGCGATCGCCGTTGCGGGTCCAGATACAACTCCCGAACTATTGGCTTGATCAACTTCCTCACCAGCCTGGGGAGACAGCGTAACTGCACTCCTCGAGGTTGGAATAGAAAGTTGTACTTCACTAGCCCATGCAAACACACTAATAGTGACTACGTCCGTAGCGCCATTTGCGTGTTTTAAATCATTAAGGGACCTAAAGAATAATTGTCCCATTTCTTGCCAACGTGCATCAACAATATCTATGTAATTCTCAAACCAGAAAAACGGTAGTTCCATAGAACCACCAGAAGATGTGGTAGGATCAACATACACATGTGGTAACTGACTAAGTTGTACGAGGTCATTCTGAACTAGAGCAGTCTTAGTGGTAAGTTCATCGTATGAATCGAGCGGCAGATAAGCTGCAATTGCTCGACCATATTGAAATCCATTTCCATTTATGACTATCTTAATGTTCAATTTCGATCGCATAAGCTTAAAGTTATTGATACGATTGATTACACGTGGATTATTAAAGTACAAGGCCCAAGGGTCCAAATCCGTCTGAAGATTGGTGCCAGTACCCCACTCGAACGATGCTATCTTGATCGGACGGGAAAAGAAATTCCCAAGATCCGAATCAGAGGCGTCTTGCAACGTTCTAGTAGGGTCCATGACACTATCCACATCATACGCATATGAAGGTGCTTGGTCCACGAACCGGACATTTTGTGTTGTAACATCAGTACTGGCCATCCCAATACTTGCTCCTTCAACACCTGATTGAGCATCAAACTGTTCGAAAACAGGATCTAA